TTCAAAATATCCTAAATCATTTCCGGCAAATTCAAGCCTGCCGGTTCCTAATAACAGATCATCTGCATTTGTTGTGTAGGCCATTTATTTCTGCCTCCTGTGCTATAGTAAAGAGAAAAATGTTACATCAATTATTCTTCGTTTAATTTCACCGTCAGAATCCTCACCAATGTTTTCAACCCTTCCACCAAAACAGTTATCAACCGTTCCTAAACTTAAGGTTTGACCGTCAAAAAGCTTAATGATTCTTTCAGCGATTGAATCCACATCGTCTTGAGGTTTCCCCCAAACGTCTATTTGATAGGTTGAGCGCCAGATGTCACGGGCTGGTTCTCTGATTGTAGAAACCTCAAAGAAGGTGATCGAGGGGTATTCTGATAGAACTTCAGGCCAGAAGGAAAACACCCGGTATCCGGTTCCCAACAGCGAGGTTAAGGTTGCGTCTGTGGTGAGTGAGTTATAAACTGCTTCTTTGACTTTTTTCATGTCAGCGCGTTATCCATTTTTTGTATGAGGTAAACAACACCTTTGTTATAAGCTGGGATAAGATACGGTCGAGGCTTGGTTCCCTTTTCTTTAATCTTTCTGGCAATTAAAAAGGCGATCGATTTAGCCTGTTTGATTCTTTTTTCTTTGTTTCGTGAAAGTTGAAAAGCCGATGGGTTCCCGCCTCTTTTTACCGAGGCCGGATTATACCAGCTATGTCGCATAACCCACCGCCATAAACCTTCCTGTGGAGAATCTCCAACCGGAGGCATGGTTCCCGGTCGTCTTCCCACTTCAACTGCTTTAGCGTAGCGGTTGGCAATGTCAGCATTTCTCCCGATAGCCCCTACTCGGTACACATGAGGCCGTATCGGGTCTTTCTGGTAGCTCAATGAACTTTTTAAAATTCCAGTATCAACTGCGCCCTCGGGATATTTCCTTGAAATAAGCTTGACCGCTTCGTCTTTGGTATAAACCGCCGATTCTAAGACTGCATTATCTAAAACTCTCTCAGTCTCCTTTTGCCATTTGTCGATTTCCAAGAGAACCTTGTCTAAACCCTTCACCTTAATTTTGATCATGGCCGGTAGATGGTGAGCAAGGTTTCGTAATGATGGATTCTCCTTCTCGGTTTTGTGGTTATCACCCGAACGATTAAATAATATTCATTCTCATATTTAACATAATTTCCAACAGTCGGGGCAAAGGTAGAAATCATCCGGTAGTTTACGTCTCCCTTATATCCGTATTGCCGGAGGGCAATTTCGCTTCCGATCGATTCCCAGTAAACTTTGTAGGTTTTAACCAGAGCGTAGGTATTTGAAGGGATTCCATATTTATCAACTGTGACAGTTGCGGAATATTCTGAAACGGTTTCATTAAAAATCAAAGAAGCACCCTCCGGTAGTCGTTTAAAATCGCTTTCGCATCAGGTGGGATGTCATCATGATAGTCAATTGAATAGGAGAAAATACTTTCTTTCTTTGCCCCGAAACTTCCTCTACGGTTGTAAAGGCTTTCAGCGATCACCCAAACCGCCAGTTTCAAGTCTTCCGGCATATCGTTTTCACCGTATCCGCCGGAATAAGTTACATTAATGGTAGTTGCAGAAAGAGCACCTAAAAACTCAACAATTCCCTTCTCGGCTATCCGGTATTCATCGGTTTCATAGGCTACGCCATTGCTATCAGTAATTGAAACAATAGTGGTAATCGGCCCATGATCTAAAGGAACAAACCGGCTTTTATAAACCCATTTCTCCTCTGAAGTGGTGACAACTGCTTCAGGATTGTAACGGAGATAATTTTTTACTTTACTGTCAGCCGCCTTCAACACCGAATGGATAAGAGTGTCATTATCGGTATCGGAAAGCTCAATATCGAGGAATGGTTTGAGTTCGTCTTTAGATGTGATCATTTGGCTACCTTGTACCCTTTCAACTCAACGGTTAAGGTTTTTTCGTCTTCGCCATCATTGGTGACACAGGCAACTTGAATTGAATCATCGGCCGGTAAATCTTTTCCAAAGATTTCATCCAGAGTTGCAGTTGCAGTAAGACCGATACTGTTTCCGTCAAATTTAACGTAATCAATAGTGATGTCACAGGTAATTCCTAAAGCATGGATAAACCAGCGTTTATCAGTATCAACCGTAATGGCATTGACCGTTGGCTCACCGGTTGCACAGGTGACCACCACACTATCATACAAAGGCTCTTTATAGATTCCGGTTCCTATTTTCATTTTCCACCGCCCTTCTTCCGTGAGGGCTTGATTATTTTGGTTTCATACTGAGGGGTGGGTTCGTGTTCAATCACACTTTCGGCCCACCCTTCAGTGATGAAAATGTTAGCTAAACGATCGGGGAGGTTGTATTCCTTCCCCGATTCATACAAGAAAACTCGTATCCCATCAGGAGAACCCTTCTTGGATACGAGCATTTGAACTTTCATTAGCTTATCCTGTGGTAGCTAAAGCGGTTGGAGCAGTCGGAGGATTATGGCGTGCTCCAGACAAAATAGCAGTAATAGACACCGGAACGTTGGTCATAGTTGAGGTGACATCCATTAAAACCCTCAAGTAGCGCTTGCTCCCAACATACCCAACACGTTGAATGGTGTTATCTTCAGCTACATCATCTACTTTGGAAAAACCACTGAGGTAATCATCGGAATCAACGGCGCTGAAATCAGCCTCAGTTAGGCTGTCGGATTCTTGTAAAACTGGTGTCACATAGGTATTTCCGGTTGCACCGGTACACACTCCAAGGTTGACGATAATATCACATTGTTCAAAATCCTGTAGATCGACAATTGAGCTGTAAGTGTCGTTTGTAGTAATATCTACAGGGGCCATGAGTTGTACAACAGCTATATTATGGTAAAGGTCTCTCATTTAGTTCACCTCTTATGCGGTCTCTATTGTTCCAATGAGTTCTAATACAAATCCCGGAATATCAGCGGTTGACCCGTTAGTGACTGATAGTTTCACCACGTCACCGGCAACCAGCGTTTTATAGGTTGATAACGCCCCTAAACTGGTAGCGGTAGCAATTGCCGGAAAACCAACCGAAGCGTTGAAAGTTGCCGTTGCTATGCTTTTCGATCCGCTCAATACATCGACAACCGAAGTATTATCATTGTCAACGCTTGCCGCCGTTCCCTGGGAAAGAAGCAGAATGTCGGTTAGGGTCAACTTATATCCGGTTGGAACGTAGAAAATGGGGCGGTTGGAAATATCGCCGTCAGCGGCTAAATTTTCAACTTCATAACTGATAATCCGAACTGGAGCGGCATTGAGTTGAGCAGCCGATTTTGACAGGGCTGTTCCGGCAATTTTCAAAGCACCATCGGAAAGAATGTCAATTTCTCCACCAATTACCCAGCGATCCCCGCCTTGCTCCTGATAGTTTTTTACATTATATTCACTCATGACGATCACCCCTTATGAAGTGGCGATCTTGAGTTTTCTGATCGCTTCGGCCAAAACTACTTGTCCGCCTACCCTTTTACGTGCAGTAAAACGGCATTTTCCGCTTGAGGCTTGGGTTAAGTTGTCTCGAGTGATAGAAATGGATATCCGATCAATAATCTTATAGCCACGCTTAAAATCACCCAAAACAACTGGATAAGCATTAGCAGCTATGTCCGGCATATCAACACATTCGATATAGGGACGTTCGCAAATTGTTGGAGGAGTCCCTAACCCAATGTTGGGTTGCCACAAATAATGGCCGTCTCCAGCTTTCAGTTTCCGAATGGCTTTCAAAGTCTGTCGATTTAACAACCAAACCGCATTGTTGGCATAGGCAGATTTGAGATCGTAGAAAATATCCATCAAGCCATCGGCGGTTATTTCATCAGCATCGCCAGAAGCGGTATAATCGATATCTTCATTCGTCAGAATCCCTTGCGGTTTGCCAATGGCATTCCCTGAAACAAAGGCGGTTCCTTCAGCTACTCCAAACTGCTCAGAACATTCATTGACAATTTCTTCTTCCATATTAAAAGCCGAATCTTCAAGGTCGGCAAAGGAAATATCAACCACTGCAGACATCTCATGAACCGGCACGTTTTCCAAACCATAGGCCATTCCGGTGGTTTCGCTTCGGGTTCCGGTTTCAGCCACCCAGACGGCCGCTATGGAACCGGTCTTTTTGGGGAGCTCAACAAACCGTTGCGAGGTCTGTCGAATGGAGGCCACAGAGCGAATTGGAGAAAATTCGACAATGCCTTTGATGATTTCTCGAACGTATTCACCAGGCGCTAAATATCCACCCAAAGTATCGTCATAAGTCACTAAGGCTTTTTTCTCAGGAATAAGCTCCTCAATTCCTTTTCGGAGGTAAAGATCGAAAGCTTCTTTTTTCTCGATGTTAGGATCAACTTCTTTATTCTCGCCCTGTAGTGGTCGGTTAAGCTTGGTTTCAAGTTCATCCATTCGAGAATTGATCTTTTCTAATTTTTCGACTGTTTCAGCTAATGCATCACCGTATTTTTTAATTTCAGATTCCCGTTGATCGTTTACTCTTTTGAATTCCTCGAACAGTCCCTTTAATTCATCAAGGGCTTTCTTTTCGTCTGCCATGTTTTTCACCTCGTAATGTAACTTTTCATGTCGTGTAGGAGTGTTTGTAATTCATCATCAAGCGAGGTTTCCGAGTCGCTTTTGGTATCGGCTGAGTCGCCAGATTGCTTTTCCTCATCAGAGTGGTCATCAACCGAGTCTTCTTGAGGTTCAGCTTTCTCAACGAGGGCCTGAAGAGCAGCAATTACATCTTTAATTTGAGATAAATTCACCGAGGAGAGAACTCTCCCCGATTTAAAATCAGTAGGTTTGATTGATTTAAAATTAGCACTGAGAAAATCGTTGGCCCATTGGTAATAAGCGGAAACATAATTATCAAGGTTTTTCTTGATGTTATAGAGCTTTTCATCAATGGATAATTCTGAACTTCCAATCGTTTTAGGATAAAATATTTCCCAAGTTGCTTGATTTAAAGCGTCATTCAGGTTATAAAGTCTTGAATATAATTCCTGTTGACGTTGCATTTCATTAAAGTTTTCATTAAAATCCGTTGATTTTTTTGTTAATTCATCGTGCTCGCCTAACGAATCTTGAACGTCGGTTTTTTCCGTTGATTCTTCTTTCACGTCTAAAACGTTTGCCAATGGTTGGGCCGGGAAGGTGACTACTGAATACTCATAAAGTTTTATCTCTTTTAATAGCCTTTTCCCGTCCTTGTATTCTTTCTTTACCGGATCATAACCAATGCTCAACCCCTTTATGGCTCCCTGTTTTAATAAGGAATAGGCTTCTTTCCCTTTCTGAGTATCAAGGTTGAGTTGCCCTCGAACAAACAAACCGCTGGCATCTTCTTTGGCTTCTAACCCAACGCCAATTGGTTCATCGGATTTATGTTGCCACAAAATAGGAACTGATCCGCCTGAATGGTCGAGAGTACGCTTAAATGCCCCTCGTTCGATAATGTCATTTTGCAAGTCTTCAATTGCGAATATTCCAGCGTAACCGGTAAAAACTCCCTGATCGTCAAGGTCATTGAGCTTTAACCGGAAAGTTTTTCTTTCCATTGCTGTGCCTCCTGGTGCAAGTGTGTGAAAACAAACAAGCCACAAATAAAACGACTTAAGGCTCTGTTATGGTAAGATTGTCTTTTAAAACATTATGAAGGCTATCTATCATCCTTATTACTTTCACTCCTCCAGAACTGCCACCCAAGTACACCGGCAATTTACGTGCTTCGGAATCACCCCTTGGGATTCTTGAATATCATATTTTCTCCCATGTTCTGAAAAACATTCTTCACAAGTTCTTTCATCCTTAGCGGCCCAAAATTGTAATTGTTTCACTCCGGCTTCCTGGTACAACTGCCGGTTACCTTCAGTAAACGCTGATATGGTTTCAGTTCTCGCAATGTTTTCCGCCCGATACCCCTTAGCATCTTCAAAGGTTTCTCTTACTCTCTTAGCCAGATCGTCAACCCCTTCTCCAAGGTCAATTCCATCTTGCAGTGTACCCTTCAGCTTCTCAAGGGTGGTATCGTTAATTCCTTTAATCTTGTTTCCAAGCTCTTCTTTAATCCAATCATTAACCCTGGGGTTGTCGATATTCCAAGCAACTTCAATTCCTAATTCATTAATGGCGGCTTCAACCCCTCCTTTGATAATTTCTAAAAGCAAGGGTTTAGAGAGTTTCCGCAACTTTTTATTCCACTGCTCGATCTCGTATATATCCTCTTTCCTGATAGCGGCTTTTCTGTTCTCAATATTCTTTAAAACTTCTTTTTCTTGCTCGTCAAAGTAAGGTTTGAGGGCTTTCTTCCATTTCTTTTCCCATGGGTCCCAATAGTGTTTCCGCTTATATTCCCAGAGTTCAGCGAGTTTTTCTTCAGAGAAGATGGTTTTTTTTTGAGAGAAAGATTTTTCGGTTTCTTCTTCAATCGGTTCTTCAGTGGGTTCTTTTTCTGGTTCTTCTTCTGTTGGTTCCTCATTTATTGGAGTTAAGGAAAAAGGAATATAAAGCCTATCCGCTTCAGGAACTTTTAGGGTTTCAAACCCTAACATCTCTCGTGCTTCGTTCCTGGTAATAATCCCTCGGTCAACCGCTCCAAACATCCGGTTATAAAGTTTATCCTGGTCTTCTTGAAGTGCCTCGATACCGTCTTTGTCATAATCGAGGTATAAGTTTTCTCCCCACAATGGAACCAGCCAGTTGTTGAAAGCGTCTTTTAAATAATCCATTAAGGGAAGAACGGTTTCTTGATAGAGAGCTTTTCTCGCTTCACCATAATTGGAATAAGTTTTTGAGGAATTGTCTCCAATAAGCTCGGGGGCTACGTTGTAAGCAATGGCTATTTCACGAGCCGAAAGCTTCGATCCTTCTAACCAACTCATATCAAGCGGCGATAATCCGGTTGGCTGAAATTTCAATCCAGCCTCGGCAACAAAAACATTGCCGGCATTATTAGAACCGCCGTAAAGCTCAATGGCCTGTTCCCGTAAGATTCTTCTGGTGTCTTCGCTCAAGGTCTGGTCGGTCGAAAGAATTCCCGAAGGTTGAGCCGAATTTTGCAACAAAGAAACATTCCATTTCCGAGCTTCATTATTTTGGTCAATGCTTCGAGCAGAGGCTTCAAGCGGGCTCATGCCGTAAAAATCGTTTAAGGGATTAAAGAACTTAATGTGGAGAATTAATTCGGGTTCAAGTAGTGTCGTGTTTCCGTTGACTGTATATTCGTATCGCAAAATGGGCTTATTCTGATCACCAGGAACAATTTTCATCCGGTCAGGCCGCAATACGTAAAGCTCTAATTTTTCGCTTGGTCGAGTAAGGGTTCGTTCAATATACGTATTCCCCGACAACAATAAATAGCTCACCATTGCTTCAAACCAGGAACCAAACCCTTCAAAGGGATTTGGCCGATTCCACACTTTCAGAAGAGGATGGTTAAGGTTTAATTCCTCTAATTTGTCTTTCTTTTGTTCGTATAATAACCAAGGAATACCGGCACAGGCTTGAGCGATTAGGCGAACGCAGGAATAGACATAAACATTATTTTCATAACCTTCTTTGGCAAAATTTTCATAATCTTTGGGCGTCCACACCGCCTGACCGGAATAAAATCGGACAACAGAGTTATAGGTTCGGGATTGCTTGTGGTGGAACAGTTGTTTCAGCCATTCAAACATTTATTTCAGTCTCCAGATGGTAGGGGTTAATTGAGTTTTCAGGTGAGTAAAAATTGCATACCTTATAGCATCCATGGCGTGGTCATTAAACTTCACTGGATCGTCTATGATATTTCCGTCCTTATCTTCTTTCCATTTATAACTTTGAATTTCTTTAATGACATTAATTGCATCCCGATGAATATGGAGCTTATATCTTTTCACGTGGTCGATTCCATCGTGAACGTCCTTTTCAGCCGGCTTGACGTTAAACCCTTCTCGTTTGATTTCTTCAATGCGGTCTGGTTCTGCTGAGTCGGGATAAATAGGATTGCTCTTTTTCGGGAGAAGAACTTTCATCTTGCCGATGAGATCGGTATTAGTAAGGTGAGTTTCATACAGTAGTTCTCGGATATAAATTTCATTGTCATATAAAAGGAGTTCAATTAAGGCCGAGGGATTGTTATAACCAAAATCAAGACCGGAAAAGAGATCATCATGTTTTGGCCAGGTATCGACAACGTCCCAATTGGAGTAAATGAGGTTTTTAAGGACTCCCCATTCTCCAAGGGTATAGATCTGGTAATAGGTTGAATCTTGGTTTTTAAGGGCTATCAGTTCATCAATATAATCCTGAGATAGAAAGGGGTTATCTTTATAATTGCTGGTGAGAACCCCGACATTATCAGCTAACGTATCAATGACTTTCGTCTTTAACCAATGAAAGGAGTCGATCGGGTTGAAAGAGAAAAAAAGTTGATTTAAAGTGTCGGTTTTCCGTCTGGTTCGTATATTTAACTGCTTATAATCATCAAAGGTGAGCTCGGTTGCTTCTTCTCCCCAGACATAGTTAAAATCAGCACTTTTTATCTTTTCAGGGTCGTCAAGAGACTTAAAATAAACTTCGTTGGAATTGATCCAGATGACAAGATCGCTTTTATTTTCTTCATACTTGATTTGATACTCGGATAATAATTCTTTGAATAATTTATAAGCAGTGAGTTTCAAAGATGGTAGGGTCTTTCTGGTGATGAGAATAGTTTTGTTTTGCTCGGTAATACACTTAACGATGAACCATTGAGCAATAGAATAAGACTTACCGGAACCGGCCCCTCCATAGATGAGATTAATTCTTTTCTTGGTCTGGCTCAGGAACCTCCCGAACTTCCCGATTATCGGGATCTCGATCGATGAATTTAACTGCATAGGTGATTGGGTTTTCATTGTCTCCTTGGTGTTTCACGATGTCTTTCTTCCCCCACCGTTCGGGATAGCGGCGTTCTAAGAAATCCTTGTAATTTGATGGACTTTCCTGTAATTTGTACCGCCATTCTTCAATTAACTTCTGTTCTGCTCTCGCTTCAGCAAGCTTTACTGTGTCGAAAAAGTAGCGATAAATTCCGCTTTTTGCTTTTTCGCCTTTTTTAATCCACTTATAATAAGTTGTTCTATGAACCCCATGAGCTTGGCACACTGTTTCAACGTAATTTCCGGCTTCAATGGAAGGAATCATTTTTTCTATCAGCTCAGGGGTTAATTTTAACTTGGCCATTTCACTCAACTTCTTCTATAGTCACCTTGAAGGCTTTTTCTCGTAATAGTAATAACTTTGCTCCCTCAGCTATAAATGTTTCAGGAATATCAATCTTAACCCGCATCCCATTTTTATTTCCGCTGATATTCAAAGCTGAGCTTATATCGGGGAATGAGGCTTCAAAACAAATTTTTTCCATTTAGCTCCTCCTGACAAACAGGCGAAATAAGATTAAATTTTTTAATACTATCTCGCTAATGAAACAATTGATGACAATCGGCACATAGCATTCTTAAAAGTCTTATATCGTTATATAAATTAAGTTTCCCTCTTTTTATTAAGTGGTGACAATGAACATCTTTTTTTCTTCCACAAAACTCGCACATTCCGTCCGCTATTTTCTTTCTCTTTTCCCGATTCTTTTTATATAATTCCTTCCAGCTTTTTGAATCCATCGAATAGCATTTAAATTGATAACCATGAGCATTGATAAAGTCCTCGCAATCGGAAACGATGGCTTTTAAAATTTCTAAATCTTTCTGCTCAC